TTGCACAACCATTTATGGGCCTGTTGGGTGGAATGCCCGATATGCCCTCTGCACAGGCAGAAGCGGCACGACAACAAGGTGTTCTATTACAGCGTGAAGGTAGCGATCAACAGATTCCAGTAGTCTATGGTTATCGCAAGGTTGGCGGCATTGTGACATTTGCTGAAACTGGTTCAGACAATAACAAATATCTCTATGTTGTCTATGTGTTCTCTGAAGGAACTGTAGAAGGCTTGCGTGAAGTGTTTATTGATGACTGGCAGTTGCCTGTTGCCTTAACAGCCAACCTCAATGCTGGACAAGTAGTCAATGTCAACACTGACAGATACAAAGATCGTGTTCAGATGATTTGGAATCCAGGTGTCTACTATGCAAACCCAGCATCAAGTCCAGTAGGCACTTATCTTAAAAACAACCTATTTGGTGCGGCACCTAGTTTTACTTCCTCAATGAACTTCAACGGATTGGCAGCATTGGCAGTTCGTTATGAGTGGAGAGAAATCAAGACACAGGCAGATGCTGATAACAATCCATTTACAGGCAGTATTCCACAGGTTCAAGTTTCAATGTTGGGCAAGCGTGTGGCAGCATTGAATAGTTCAACACAGACGTTTGACTATGACTCAGCACCAGTTCGCTATTCAACAAACCCAGCAGAAATTCTTTTAGACTATCTACGCAATCCACGCTATGGTAAAGGTTTAGTAAACAACGACTTCCATTGGGATTCGTGGGTCAAATCAGCCAACAAGTGCAATACCACTGTGACTTATGTGACAGGACAGACTTACGCTGGGCCAATCCTAACCTGTAATTTTGTGCTTGACACCAGTCAAACCATTATGAACAATGTGAAAACTCTAATAATGGGTTTCCGTGGGTATATGCCCTATGTTCAAGGCAAATACAAACTGCGTATTGAAGATGCTGGCAATGAATACGATATTCTAAGTGGTGTTGCCACTGTGGTTATGACTGCCACTACCAAGCCATATCCCAAGAATCAATTTACAGGCAATGTCTGCGACATTGTGGGCAATATTACCTACACAGGCATTGACAAGAGCAACAAATACACCTCAGTGGTTGTAAATTATGTTGATCCGGATCAGAAGTGGAGTCCTCAGCAGGTTGTATGGCCCGAGACTGAAGAAGAACGTCAGACTTACATTGTCAAAGACGGTGGTAGAGAAAACAAACAAGAAGTCACATTCCCAACATTGACAAACTATGCAATGGCTAAGGATATGGCAAAGCTTCTATTCTTGAAATCACGCAGACAAGAAACACTATCAATCACAGTTAGCAGTGAAGGTATGGAACTAGAGCCAGGTGATAACATTCGTGTTGAAGGCAACATTCTAAACTTTAACACAGGAAGCCTAATAGTTCCTTGGCGTGTAGTATCAGTAAAACTCAACGACAATATGACTGTGGACTTGGGTTTGGTTAAGAATCCAGACGACATTTACCCACACGCTCGCTACAATGAAGAAGACACAGTTGATGCTGTCTATGTGCCAAAAGGCTCAGACATCTACTATCCATCAAGTGTGAATAGAGGTGATCCAATTGGCTTGGTGCCACCTAATCAAGCACCGTTTCCACCAGTAGTTCCGCCAAACTTACCTCCACAGGTGCCACCACCTCCATATGTGCCACCTAACATCTATGTGCCACCTGATACTACACCAGTGACACCTACGCCACCTGCTAATCCAACTCCAGTGCCAGTAGAGCCACCTAAGCCATTTACAGCCTATTTGACATTGAAGTCTAGCAAAGCCACACTGATAACCAGCAACACCTATTCTTATAATTTGGTGTTTACACAACCCAATGATGGACTCTACAGTTATTCAATCTTCTATTGGAGACTAAATGCCTATAGTGCCTGGCAAGAAATCCGTTTGACAACCATACCAGGTGCAGGTGGTGATATCCCAGTTAGTTTTGTCTGCACATTTGGCTTGTTTGATTTCTATGTAAGAACTTATGCCACAGATGGCAGAGCCAGTAATCGTGTGGTGCAGGGACAGATTGTATTCAGACAGAATACTTCAGAACTAAATCCTAGCCTGACAGGCATTGCTGGAATTGTGCAAGTTCAAACAGTCACAGAAGGTTGGACTGTTCCAGCAAGTCAAATAGATCCAAATCCTCGATACAATGATTACATCTATGACTTTGCCATCTTACCACAAACCAGTGGCGGATTGCCATTGACTCGTAGAAAAGTGTCAGTGCGTATGACACAATTGGTTGATACAATTAATCAGACTCCAAACGATGGTATTTTAGGTGTTCGTATCTACTACAAAAATTCAGCAGACACTTACTATGCTTTTGAAGATAAGAAATTTGAAGACATTACAGGATACAGCCCCTACAATCAAACTGAATTTAACCTAAACGGTGACTTCGGTGCTCGTTATGGCGGAAGTGCCCTTTATGATTTTGTAGTCAAATTGCTTTATAAAAATGGTGGTAATGCTACCAAATATCTAACACCAGGACAGGGTAATGTTGAAATTCGAACAGGTGCCTACACTGGCTTTATCATATATGGAACAAGTCCTTATGCTAATGCCAGTGCTCGATACATTGACATACCTGCTAACTTCAGCATATTGACAGTGGATCAAGCTCCTCCAGGACCTAAGCCAGGTAGTGAAATTGTTCCCAGCATCAATAATATGAACAGCGACTACACCAAGAATGTTCTACGCTGGGAGTTTAACAAACCTCAAGGCACCAAGTTTACAGGATACAAAATCCGCTTGCGTGAAATAGTTCCAGGAACAGATCCAGGCTTTACCACATTTGAAGTTGGTGCCGTGTTGAATGAAGTCACAGGAACTATTCTATACACTATCACAGACGGTGGCTTCCGCTTAAACACTTTCTATGATTGGGTAGTGACTGCACAGTATTGGGATCCAACCAGTGGCAGCACCTTAGAAAGCGATAACAGTCTTGTATGTCGTGCCAGTGTGCCTATCAATGCTTTTGCCACTTATGGTAATCAATTGGTTAATTCAGTATTCAACTGGACTCAACTGAATACCAAGACAGCATTGAACGCACTAGATGCTCCATTTGCCGCAGTTCCAACACCGCAGCCAAAGACTTGGATTAAGCGTCAGGCTCAACAGTATTCTCTTAACAGTCAATTACCTTCAGGTAATCAAATAGTTCTTACTCAACAGCAAGTGGAAGCCTATGCACTAAGAACATCAAATCAAGTCACTGCTATCAAATTGGGCACCTATTATAAGTTGACATTTACTACTCCTAATGATACTTTTGATAATATCACAGTCTGGCGTAGATGGTATGATAGAACAGCGGCTGCTGGTAATCAAACCACTGTGGCAAAGTATTATGGACTAGGTGCTTGGGAAAAGATTGAGATTCCTAGAACATCATTAACCAAAGCTGATGGCGTTTACACAGTGAATCTTCGTGGACCATTGAGCCCTGGATTATTTGAACCCTACTATGGTGTTGCTGATGGCAAAACACTTTTCAAATCTCACTATGGACCTGATGGTAATTGGCCCAACACAGGTGGACTAGTGACTAATAGTCTATATCCATATGCAGGTTGTGGTAATACCAATTTCTCCTCAACCACAAATACCGGTTGGGTTGAATTCCTATTGGCTATTAAAGATGTTGGAGTTCTCAGCGAGAAAGCCACATACCTCACTGATTTTAATACAGCAAGTTCTAGTCCAAACTATAGAGAATTAACTGATGGATTTGTTTCAGGTAATGTAGATAAGCTAACTGTGAAAACTCTAAGTGATTACAATAATTTTACCGCTGGATATAAACGCAATCTAAATGAAGCCATTACTAGTGTGGCACTAGACAAGTTGGTATTACCAGATAATCCAACACTTTATAATCTAGGCGGTGCTCCTTATAGAGTTAGTTTTACAACACCTCCAGCCAATTGGATTTATTTGAGTGGGCCTGAAAACGGCGATACGGTATATTAAGGACACGATATGGCAACTAAAACAGGCGAAGCCGCACTAACCTCAGCATTTACATTTTTACCCGTCACTGGGTTTATACCTTACACACAGGGTATCATTGATTCTCAAAGTGGCAGCATCAAGGCCCAGGGTGTTGGTAGATGGGGCAGTCTAAAAAATACCACTTGGAGTTCATTTAATTCCTATGTAAACACATTCTTGCCCATACGCTGGACTAGTGGATTGATTGATACAGGTGAAATTGCCTACTTCAACATTGCCATTAGCAGTGAGTTTGAAGGTAGCCTAAGTTATAGAATCTATGTTAGCAACACAGGTGATTTCACAGGTGAGGAAACAGAATATCTTATTCAAGATGGTGATAGCAATATTGCCGCTTTCTATGGTAGATATATCTATGTCACTGCTGAATGCACAGGCACTGAACTTAGACAGATGCAGATTACCACAGACAAAGAAACAGTGGAGTTTACCTACAGAGATTTGGATACATCTACACTCAGTGGCACCAGTGCAGTAAGAACACTAAATCTAGACAATCCAATCAGCCTAATCACTGAAATGGTTATAACACCTAGAGCCGCTAGCCCATACGCTGTGGATCTTTATGTGAGCAATACTGCAACCAGCACCTTGTTGACACCTATTGTGATTAGCAAGGCAGCAGGTGGCAATTACATAACCACAGACTACATTGCCAGTGATTACTTTGTCAGTTCCTTTGGTGCCAGTTTTGCACTTTATGGCATAGACAACCAAACTCGAGATGGAATCGTAGACATTTCATTGAAGGGCTTGCCAAGACAGGTGATGACAGGCGGTAATTTGCTGGTTATAAAGTAAGACTAATAAATATTGAGAGGAACAAATAATGACATTTCCAACAGGAACAGTAATATCAACAGCCAATGTGGACAGCCCGGATGATGATCCAAGTCTAGCTCGTGGTGATATCTATAATTTAATCGTGGCAGTAAATGATCTGATTGCATCAGTGAATTCAGCCAATGGAGTTCTGTCATTAGACAGTGGAGGTAAAGTAGCCACTGCTTATATTCCTGGAACTATTTCAGTCACTGGGGATCAAACCATTTCACCAAGTTCTGGTGTAGTCAGTCTACGCAATGTTCTGCGTATGCGACAGATCCAATTTGTGCAATTGGGTTCAATGGCAGGCACAGCCAGCCCTTCAGCAGGCGATGTTGTTTATCTAACAGATGGTGATGCTGGCAATCCTTGCCTAGCAGTTTACAATGGTAGCCAATGGCGAACAGTTAGACTGGGAACTATTGTAGGACCAAGTGGTGCAGCCTTAACAGCCACATCTACATTAACAGCGGCAGCAAATTAAAATGAGCAACTTAGAACGCACCAGTCTAGAAGCCCACGTGGATCTTTGCCAACTCCGCTATGAGCAACTGGACCTGCGTCTAACCATTGTGGAAAAGAAATTGGAAGATATTCAACAGGATATCATTGAAGGACACAAGTCAATGAAAACCACAATCATAACTTCAGCAGGTGGCATCATAATTGCTCTTGTAGGAGTCATTGGCACAGTCCTGATGAAGTTCTAAAACGCCATCTAGGAAAATAGGCGTGATTTTCCTCAATGATTACGCCGACTTACAAAGCCC